GTTAGTGATGAGTCGCTCATACCTCTGAAGTGTTGAAACCTTGGAAGGTTGCAACATCCGCAAAGGTAATCTGGGAGTTGTTCCCAGAGCCTGGGGTAAAGAGTCAAATGCTTCCAAACCAATGAGAGTTGAGGACTCCCATCGATGGAAGATTGTTTGACTCAATACTTGTTTAACCTTCTCGTCGAAGGTTACAGAGAGCTCTTGAAGCTCATCAGCATCAAGATTCTCTGTGGAAGTATGAACCAAAAGGTTCAACTTCCTTCTTAGGCCCATCAAGGAACCTAAGACAACCCTCTCAGGTTGGTAGAACTCAAGTGTCCTTAATACCATCTTTTCCAGATTATCACCTGGTAAAGATTGATTAAGACCGATAGGATCACAAAGATTTGCGATCTTATCGTACACTCGTTTCTGCCTCTCTGTGAGAAGGTGCCGGCTCTTTGGACCTAGAAGTCTGCAAATATCTAGGAAGTTGTCATCAGACATCTTCCTCCACTTAAGCTGTGGTATTACCATAGCAGAAGTGATTATCTTTCCAGCAAACTCAGCGAGTTTATTGGAAGATAATGATTTTTCAGACGACCAGGGACAATGCATTCTGTCAAGCATGGCAATGTACCTATCCTTCAATTCATCATTGAGGATAATTACATCATCACCTACTACAAAGAACTGATTACCATGATGGCAATCATTCAAGTAGTAGAGTAACAGGCCATGTGTCAGGGTAAAAGCACCAAAACTTGGGAATAAACCCAAGGGTTGGCCTTTCGTCCATTGTAGATCTCCAATCTGAGACTTCCACAACCCACGACTGATCTTAATGAAAAGATCAATGTGGTTCCAATCTTCCCTTCTAAAGATAGCACGAAGTGCTGTCTCCTGAAGAGAGAGAGGAAAATGGTCTGTCGCAGACGAAAGATCAACAGAATGGACCTGACCACCTATCTCTAGGTGTGACTGAATGTAAGGAAGTGCCTTTGTTTGGTCAAAGGTACAATCCCACGGTAGTTCCTTCACTACATCATAGATACTTTGACCAAGTGGTCTAAGTGCCTCTTGATGTATCCTGAATGGTGAAGCTACAGAACGTAGCTTACCACCAGGTTCTTGTAGAAAGTGGATCTCTCCACCTAATACAGGAGTGCGGGGTGTCTCTTGAATTATTTCTTCATACGAAGAAACAATCCTTGAGAAACCACTAAGGAACTCTCTTCGATCCTTCAAACCAATGAGTAAGGGATCATAGAGATCCTTAAACTCATGGTAGAGGAATGCACCTTCACGGGTGTTAAAAAGTTGGACATCGTCCAAAATTCTAACATCCTGGGGTACACTCTTCTGATTGAAGAATCGAGGAGCTTTCTTATCAGGAGAACCCTGATAAGTCACTAGCGGTCTGGCACTACAAGTGATAGACCGCCTGCAAATTGCTCTGCGGACAGTTCTTGAAAAGGATTTCAGTAAATCCTTATCAAGCCCATCTCCCTTTACTGGATTAATTCCAGTAAGGAATTTCTCCTTCTGACTCTCAGAGAG